ACGAGTGGTTAGAACTGCGTTACCGTATTCGTTAAGAGTTACGGTTACAGCAGTTGGTGTACCAATCGCTACTGAATCTGGGTCAACTTGCTCTGAAAGAGCAGTTGTTGCCTTAGTCATATCGTTGTAAATTTGAAATACAACGGATGAACCTGGCATTGATTGACGTGCTGGTCGCTTGTCTGCGACAGAACGCAATAGTGGTTGGCTACGTAGAGAAAACTCTACTAAGCGGTCGTAAGCCTTTTGAACGAGACCTGCACCATTGGATGGTGTAAAGGTACCGACGTTATCAGCACTTGAATATTGACCGCCACCAAGACCACCATTAGTATTTGCTGTACCACCTGAAAGGGCGGAATAGGCATTTGGCATGTTTGGTTTTCCTTAGTTAGTAGTTATTTTGTTCTGCACCGAAAATCATCGCAGTGATTTCTTCGGCACTTTGTGCTTGGTCGATGCGAAGCATCATGTCATCCACACCGATAGGAGCCTGTCCTGCTGCGGTGATGGTGTCAATTTGTCGAAGGGTTGCCAAACTTGGATTCTCAACAGGTTTTTCTTGTTGAATTTCAATACCAAAAACATCAGCATTATCTTTAACCCAGTTTTCAACTGTCTCAAGATTAACATCAATATCTTGTGGTATAAATTTAGCAATCTTTGGATTAACGCCCATCGACTCCAAAACATACTGAACTGTAGATTCACGTTCAGCAACTTTATAACTACCCAGTTGCTGTTCGAGTTCTTTGATTTTCTTTGACTGTTCTTTTTCTAATCTTCTCAATTGCTTGAGTAAATCAGTTTCAGCAGGAATATCATCCTCGTACTCGTCAGTGATATCTGCATCCCAGTTGTTTCTTTTGTTGCTCATGCAACAGTCTCCCATTCTTTTTGTAGTTGACGTAAGCCTCACATCAAAACAGGGGGCGAATTGATATGGCTCTTACTACCAGACTTTTACTCACGCAAGGGCTGGTCGGTCTTGCTGTGGAGGTTTAAATGTTCCCTGCAGTTCCTCTAGTGCTAAGGGAAGTTCTTGAAATTCCTGATTCACCACTAAAGGTACCAATTTCACGTTGAACTAATCTTTTACGACGTTGAGATTCAAGTCCTTTAAATGTTTCAGCAGTAAGTTCTTCTTCAAGACCTGTGGTTGTTCCTTCATAAATCTGTGCAAACTTACTTAATGGTTGTAGGTTTTCTGCAACAGTACTGAATCCTTGTCTTGCTGCTTCTCTAGTAATACCAAGGGTTTCTAATTCTTGAGATAACATTGGGTTAGCAGTCAAACCAAACCTTGCAGCCTCAGAAGAAATCTCTGCTCTTTGATACTTACGTTGTAATTGAGCAGCCATATCTTCAGGGTTTTTACCTGTTAATAAAGCCTTAGCAAAATCTGTTGTATCAAGAGTTGGGAAATATGTTTTTAATTGTGTTTTTAATAACTCATCAGCATTATTAATTTTATCGTAAACATTAGTAATTCTATCTCTTGTTTCTTGAACAGAAACATCATTACCAATAAGTTCAGCAAAAGTATTTTGGTTAGCCATGTCACCTAAACCATAGCGTGTTAATACTTCTTGATAATCTTTTTCTAATTGTAAATAAGTAAATGGGTCTACTACTTGGGCTTTTCTACCAGCAGCAATATCTCCAGCAAAGTTCTTATTGTATTTATCCATACCAGCAAAACGTTGTTTAAATTCTGGTAGGTCACGCATAGCAACCTGAACACTTTCCTCAGTATAACCTTGGTTGATTTGAAGGTCAGCCAGTTTATCAACAATACTTTCTTGCATTCCTAATGCTGATGCAAGTGATTTGGCTACAGCCCTAGCACTAACCTTTCGACTTTCTACTTGTGCTTGTTGGTCACGTTGAAATTCTAATACCCAATCAGGTACTTGTTCAGTAGTTGTAGTTGTTGTACCAGCCCCAGCACCAGGTGTACCTGGGGTTGCTTTCAAAGCAGGAACAGTAAAAGTAGTACCACTAAAAAGAACAGTACTACCAGCCCGTTGACGTGCTGCTAAAGTTTTATTAGCACTGATTGCTTGATTAACTTGTGCAACAGGGATACCTAAAGACTTAGCAATAGTGGCAGGGGTGTCACCTTTTTGAACTGTAACTTTACCAGTTTTTTTATCAACGGTAGCCATTTAGTAATATCCCCCAGTTAATCTAAGTAAAGGTCCTAATAACATTCTTTGTGCTTTCTGAGTAGAATCAAATCTAGAATCATTCATAGCAAGTTTAATAACTTCAGCCCTAGACATAGCATAAGGTGAACCATCTTTAGGATTAGTTGCAGTTAAAACAGATTTCAAAACAGCATCATTATAACCAACATCTTCAGAATTAAGTTCTAAAGTATCAGCAATATCATCTCTGAATGGTTTAGCAACATCATCAAGAGTTGCACCTGCCTCAAACCTAGCCTTAAAATTAGGGAACGCTTTAATTGCTTCTTCTCTAAACCTAGCAGTTATATCGTCATCTGACATAGCACCAGTAAATTTATCTTTAACAAGGTTCTTTAATTCTTTACTACCATCAGGTAAAGTAATACCATAAGATGATGCTGATTTACGAATACCTGTAGCATAAGTATTTGCTAAACCTCTAAGATATGATGATTCAAAATCAACAGAGTTAGCAACTATCCTAACAAAATCTTCTTTCTTTAATTTAAATAATGCTGCTTTATTAGCAAGGTCTGCTATTTGCTTTTCATTATAGTCAGCACCAGCATCAATAAAGGTTTGTCTTATATCGTCTTTATAGTTTTCAATAGTATCTTTAAATGTTGCAGGGTCAGTCTTTTGTAAAGCAAGAGCATCTCTTGTTTGTTTAACATTTTCTCTATAAAACTTAGAAGTTTGAATAATTGTTGATGCTTGTTCAGGAGATATACTTCCGTCATTAAGACCAGCAATAACATAATCTAAACCAGCAACAGAAGCCAAACTTTGAAGGAAAGATAAATCAACAGTGTTCTCGCCACTAGTGTCAAAAAGTGTATCTAAACTTCCTAAAACTTTACCTCTACCTTTAACAACTTTAGGTCCTTTAGAACGTGAAGGAGTACTTGAACCATCCATATATTTTTGATATGTTCCTTCAGTGAATGTAGTCCAAGGGCTATAATCTGTTCCTTCTTTACTGATAGCCCAAGCAGCCTTAGCGTTATACACAGGGTCTTCTAACTTTGCTGCATCTCTTAATCTATCTACACCAGAATATTTAGAAGGGTCTCTTAAACTACGTATCTGAAACAAACCAACACTGTTACCCCATTTACTGTTAGCAAGTGTTTTATCACCTTGTGCATCAGTATTGCCTGCAGATTCAGCCATAGCAATAGCAACCATAGTAGGAATATCTTGTTCAGGTACACCTGCTTGACGTAATAATTCTATAATTTGTTGTCTTGTATACTTAGCCATTATTTCAACCTCGAAGTAAAGTCACCTAAAGAACCAGCATCTTGAGACATAACAGAATTAAAAGCATCACCAAACTGTTGAAGTGCCCAGTAAGGACGTTTACCTTCAGTAGATTCAACAAGTAAATTAGCAATATCTGTTTCGTCAAAACCACCACTAGTAACATCTAAAGTTAAACCAGTAACAGGGTCTTTGTATTCAGATTCTATTCTTGGGGAAGCAAAAGCAGCAGATTTAATTTGCTCTCTTAAATTCAATGCTTCTACTTCTGTAGCATCACGATTATAGTATGTTTGGAAAACATTATTAATTGCAAAGTTTAACTTATCATCACTAGGAACATTAACAGAACCACCTGTTTTAATTTCTTGTTGATAGTTAGTATTTACAAAATCTTCCCAACCTTGAATGTTCATGTTACCAGTTTCAAGTAATCTTTTATTTGAAACACTAACATCGTTTAACATATTAAAAATAGCAGCACTAGTTGATGGGTCAATAATATCTTTTGTTCCTGGACGAATTGATTGGATATAACTTAAATCATCCATGTAACGACCCATCCAAAGTTTTTCTTTTAATGCTTGGATTGATGGACCACCTAGTTGGCTTTTGTAAGTATATGTACTTTCAAATTCTGATGCAGCATCTTCAAGACCTTTAACATAGAAATAACCCATACCTCCAGGAAGAAGGGCAGCAGGTCTATCAACTAAAGTTCCAGAACCAGATGGGTCAGGAAGAGTAAAATAGAAAGAAGCACCACCGTCTTGGTTGGGAACAACCTGACCATCTCTTCTAACAACAGAACTTTGAGTGTAATCAGAAGGTTGTCTACCATATTTTTTAACAGAAGTTTTAGTAACCTTTGCACCCTGAGATTCTATTTCTTTCATCTCTTCTGGAGTATATTCTCTACCAGCAAAAGATGCTTTAAGTCCCTCAGCCAAAAACCTTGTTAAAGGATTTCCTTTATCTTGTGACTCGTCTTTCTTTATATTATCAGCCATTGAAACCTTATCTATAACGTATCTCTAGATTTGAACTTAAGCATAGGTTCAAATATAACTTTACTTGCTTGACTTAAAGAACCATCACCAATGGTTAGTTTCCTTAAATCAGTTAATGCATTGTTTCTGTAAATCTTTTTATCTCTAACAGCATTAGGGTCATTGATAGAATTTTTGTAATTAAAATAGTTCATTGAATCATCAACTATTTCAGTTGAAGCAATTAACTTATTTCTAGTCATCTCATCAATAGGAGCAGTTGGGTCATTCAACATTGACTTCAAATCTCTAAGCATTGTTTCTTGTTTAGAAATACCAAAGTCACCTTGTTGTAAAGCACGGTCTAAGAAAGGATTAGATATTCTTAAAGCCTTTCTATACTGCTCAGTTGCAGATTTAATGTATTGATGTTTTCTATAATCAGGTTCATTAGCGATAGCATCAAATGCTTTATCTTCAGCATCAAAGTATCTTTGTCTATCAACAGCAACTTGAACTTCGTTAAGGAAAGATTCTAAATCTCTACTCTTAATCATCTCTGATGCTTCAAACCAAGCATATGCTGCTGGACTAAAATCACCAACATCTGGTGCAGCCAAGAAAGCAACATCGCCATACTTCTTTATAAAGTCTTGGTTACGAATAGTCCAGTCTTTAACAGCATCAGTTTTTTGAAATGCTATTTCTTGAACTTTATCGTTACGAGAAACAGTGTAAACAAGTCTGTTAGGATTTTGTCCGACAAATGCTACTAATGCTTCTTCGTAAAGGTCATCACGTCTAGGGTTTGGTGCCTTGGCAAGGTTCTCATAAAGGTCAAAGAACTCTTGACGGATAGCACTAATACCAACTTCTCTTAAATAATCTGGAACATCTCTTGACTCTTTAGTTGACACACCGAAAGGTATTGGTGTCATACCAAGAATGTTTCTTAAAGCAACAACGTTATGCCCAGTTATTCTAATCTTTTTAATGTATTCATATTTTTCTTCAGCAGTTGCATTAACAGGTAAACCAATACCATTGGCTTGATTGTATGCAATTGCTTGATGAACAGCAGTTACTTCTTGTTTTTCTTTATCGTCAGAGGAAAGAACTCTCCACCCTCTATCAAGCCAAACAGGTACCATTGCTCTACGTAAAGTTAAGTTGTCCCCAATTTCACCAAGCATAATGTTATCAACTCTGTCAGCAACAATATCACCATAACTGCCAGGTAAATTACCAACTATTGTTTTAAATAACCAAACAGAACCACCAGCAACAGGTCCAGATAATGTTGGCATTGCTGCATCAGGTGACAAAGATGGGTTAGCAAAGTTCAAATTTAAACTAAAGTTATTAAATAATGGTTGTTTGTATCCTGCTTCACCGCCACCAAGAACATTCATTACAGGACTTACAGCCTGGAATATGAAGTTATCCATTGGCATAATTACATAACGTCCACCTGAAGCATCTTCGTGTATGAAACCACTACCATCTAAACCTAATGAGGCTAAACGCATTCTGTAAAGAACAGGTAATGTGTGTTTACGTAGACGATAAAAACGTCTCATAAAGTCTTCTGTTGCACGATAGAAACGTCCAACGTTACGAACAGACCAGGCTAATTGGCTTCGAATTGCAGGGTTATCAACAAAGTTTAATAGTTCCATTGTTGCTTCTTGGTTAGCAATTTCGGTATAACGTTTCTTTGCTACCTCTTTAGCCCAGAACATAGCAGAATCTGATGGGTTTGGTCCTACAGATTTTAAAATTTCTTTAGCAAAGTCTTGTTCTGCTTGACGATATACTTCTCGTTTAGCCAAGTACATTGCAGTGTGTGCAGGTGCACGATGCCATGCTGTTACTTGTTGGTCAAATCTTTCATAGAACCATTCTTTAACTTTACCGAAAGAAGATATACCATCGGAACCAGCAAAATCAATATTTGTTTTAAACTGTCCAGTTATTAGGTTATCTTGTGATGCTGCAAAGTATTCTTCGAAATCTAATTCTTTCCATGCCTTATCTAAAGTAACTGGTGTTGGTGCATTAGGGGCAATCTTTGAATTAATTAAATCCCAAAGTCTTTGATTAAAGGCTTTCTCATAACCACCATTGAACTCGTTCTTTAAATCAGCAAGAACATTAACTACTCGTTCTTGTGCAATTTCAGCATCAGTAAAACCTTGTTTACGTTTAACAACTGAATCAGCAGAACCATTAATAAAGGCTCCAACAGTTTTAGGGTTACTTATAATCCAGTTATCTGTAGAATCTTTCCAAAATCCAATGTTTAACATTGAACTATCTACAGCATCTTGAATATCTTTAGGTGTTTGTAAACCATTATGTTTAAAGAATGTTTCGGCTGGTCTCCAATAGACCTTAAACCCTTGTGATTTTGGATTACCAAGTCTGAAATCGTTCATGCCAAAACGTTTTTTGGTTTCCCACCATTGACTAATTGCACGTTGACGTCGGTCAGCATTTTCAGCAACAGGTTTAAATATGCTGCTAATTGTTCCACCAAGTTCTTCAACTTGCTTACTTAAAGTATCTAATGGTGCAATTTCAATACGTGGCATTTCAAATCTGCCACCAAGACCAGAGTTAACAGCAACAGTTGAAGTAACTGATTCAAGAGCATGAGGGTTATTTACCAGCAAATCGTGCATATCTTCTCTTTGCTGTGCTGTTACTATCTTAATTTTAGTTTTCTCATCAACTGCACGAATAGATTCGTCAGCCAAGAACCCTATTTTTTCTACTTGAGATAAATCACGTGCAACTATTTGTGCTCTAACTTCATCAGTTATTGCACCAGAATAGTTTCTAAGTTTGTTTCTTAACCAGGCTATAGATTTTACTGGTCCACCAAGCATCACACCTGCTGCTGTTGCACCAAAACGACCTACACCTGTTAAATAATTATATAATGCTTCCTTTGGTGCATAAAGCATGAAGAACATTTGTTCATCGATGGCTGATTTGATACCAAGTTTTGGGGCTAAAGTAAAGAATGTCCAGTTATCGTTTAATCCTTGGATTGTTTTACTGTTAGTTATTGCACCAACACGTTTAAGCATTTCATATTTGCTACCACCATGGACTTTAAACAAAGCATCTGAAGTAAATTGTGCAATTTCTTGCCAAGGTAGTTGACCAATATATGGTGTTTCGTTATAAGCGTGTATTGCACCTGAAGTTATTTGACGAACAGGTAGATTTTCGTCTAATGCTTCTGGTCCACCAGATAATACTCTTTGTTTAGCACTAACAACACCTGCATCAACAAACTCTTTACCAATAAAACTTTCAACTTGTGATAAGAAACCAGGTGCATTACCAAATTGTTCGTTAAGAATCCTTTTCATGAACTCTTCGCCACCAGGCATAGCACTTACACCCATGCGATGCATGATAAATGAGTAAAGTCCACGTAATGCTAGAACTCTATCTCCAGGTGTTTCAAGGTTTCTGAACATTTGAGTATACAATTGTGCTAAAGGTTTACTCATTACTAACCCTGCAGTACTTTCAACAACATCAAGTGTGTTATCAACACCACTGGTTAACGCTTTTGCACCAGTTTCTGTTTCTTCAACTACGTTATTAACAATATTTATTGTTCTGTTACCAGGATGAATACGCAGTTTGTTTAGTAAACCATTAACACCTTTAAGGCTTTCTCTGGCAATACGTACAGATGGTGCGTTAGCAAATGTTTCTAAGTTCTTTGTTGAACCAAGTGCTGTTTCTTCACCCATTAGAAGGGTAGTTTGTAGGAAATCTTCAGTAAAAAGTTTTTGTTCTGATGGAGTTAATGCACTTTTAGTTGCTGCTTGCCAAAAGTTTGATACTTTTTCTGTTATTTCTTTTTTAATTGCACGTGTTTTACTTGCATGTAAAACGTGGTTGCCTACGAATCTTTGAGTTGAGTGTGTTCTTCCACCAAAGAATAAAGCAAAGTCATCCATTTTACTAAAATATTCTCTTGCTGATTTAGCATCAAATACTTTATTGGCTGCTAGTAAAGATAGTGCTTCATCGGTATCAAATTGTGTACCTTGAGTTATCTTTAAAATCTCATCTTTAATACTCTTTTGGGCAACAGGGTTACCTTTTGCTTCAGCGTATCTTTGAACTTTAGGTCCAAGGTTGTCCCATGCTTGGACTACTTCAGGAAATTTTTCAAAAGCAATATCAATACCATCAGCACCAAGTTTGGCTAAGTTCGCTAATTTAGATGCTCTTGTTAAACCTAAACGTGCAATTGGTCCTAAACCAAAAGTAACATATGTTAAAGGGTCAATCATTATTTGGTACTGTAAATCTAATACACCAGATAATGTGTTAAATGCAAGTTTGTAAAAAGGATTATCTGTTTGTCTATTACCTAAAACGTTTCTTGCTGTGGTACGACCTGGGCTTAGTTGTGCTCTTTTATATTGGTCAAGTATTGGTCTGAAAGTATCTGGTTGATTGAAAACTAAATCAACAATACTTCTTAATTCTTCACTATCTAAACCTTGGTTAGCAATTATTTCGCCAGGTGTTTTACCTTGGGCTAGTCCTCTAGCAACAGTACCAACTGTTGCACCATAAGTTGCGTCTAATGTTTCAATTTGTTTTTGGTCAAACATGTTGGCACCATCCCAACCGTCTTGCCAAATCTTATTACTCAAATCAGGACCTTGTGCTGCTAATTGTGCAGTACGTCCTGGCATGTTAATAACATCACCGTATGTTTTGGCTACGTTAAAAGCACCAACAAAAGGTGATTTTATAAAATTAAAAGCAGCACTTGCTAAACTCCAGTTACTTGGTTGATTATTGTAATCTGATTTACTAAATAAACTTTCTAACGCTTTTTGAATCTCTGGGTCTATAGCATCATAGGTTAACTTGGCATTATCTTTATCATCCATGTTTAACAGTTCACGATGCTTGTCAAACAAATAAGTATATGACTCAATACTGTTTTTAGAAGATTTACTTAAATTTGCTTTATAGGCAGCAGTTGCCAGATTAGGTGCAGTCTTCCATACAATCTGGTCCATTATGCTCCGATAATTGTGTTGTATGCTGCTGCTGTTTCACCTGAAGGGTCAAACTGCATAACCTCTGCTAGTACTTGTTCAATTGTTGGATTTTGTGGTGTAGGTAAATCTAATGAACTAAAGTCTGTACCAAGACCAACTCTTGAACCTTGTGTTGTTGGTTCTGATGGTCGTTCAGTCATCGCTGTTAAAGGAGTAAGTTTACCCATCATTGCTTTTTGAACATCAGCAGCAGTTGGTATTCTTGCAGCAGTTGGTTTACCAGCCATATCTGCACCTTGTTGTTGTTGCAACAATGCTTGACCTTCACCGTAAGAACCACCAGACATATAACGTACTGGTTGTTTGGAAGTGTTCATGTCAGTTCGTTTAGCGAACTTACTTGGTCCTGATACTTGCTCAGCCATTAATCCTCATCTTCATCAAATGTGTTAAATTTTTCATCTAACAAACGCCCTGCTTCTGTAATCATTCCCTGTAATTTCCAGTTAGGAGATTTGTTGTCATCTAGTACATGTAAAAAGTATTTGCCATTGGAATCAATCATTTCAACAATGGTTATTGCACCTGTTAGCATTCCACCCATCGGATGCAAGTCTTGAACAAAATCGTTTAACGCATCCTGAAACTTTTTCACGTAATCAGGTTGTGTACGTTTTGTCATTTTATCCCGCTATCTGTCCTAGTATTTGTGCTATGTTTGGTGCTTGTGGTGGAGTGGCTCCAGTTGAGGGAGCGGGAGCACTCGTAGGGGACGGTTGTGCTACAACCTGCTGTGGTAACCCCTCAACTGGAGTAGGTTCAGGTTCAGCAAATACTTTCTTTGCTGCCTCTTCAATTGAAGTTCCATTTTGTCTTGCAGTTATTATTTCAGATAATTGTAAAATAAGTTTTGCAGGACTTTGTCCAGTTGCAATCATTTCAGGTAATGCTGCTGCACTTGATTCGATTGCTTTGTTTAAGTTATCTCTCATACGTTGAACATCAATGCGTTCTTGTTCTTTAGAAACATTCAATGCCCATGGTAGTTCACTCATAACAAATTCGCGTGATACTAAATCCCCACCCATTGCTTGTAGTGAGAAGATAAGGGCACGTGATGGGTCAAGACCTGCCATCAGTCCGTAACGAACTTCAACAGTGTAGTCACCTTTAATGTCTTTTGCTGGATTGTATTTAAGTTCGTATGGTGCACCGTCATTTACACCACGAACTGTTTTATCCATTGGGAATATTTTTTCATCTATACGCATGCATAGACTTAAAACATCTTCAAAGGTTTGTGCTATTACTTGTTGTCCTGCTTTGATTTGTGAATCAAATGCACCTAATAACGCCTGGACACCTTGACCAGTGATAATGCTGGCATCAATGTTGCCAGTTCTACCTTCTGGATATCGGGCACCCAGACGCATTTCCTGTTGCAACACTGCTTGTTCAGTAAATGCTGCATTCGGTAACTCTAAACCGACTCTTCGGATTTGCTGAGGGTTTTGACTTCTCAACACAGCATCTGGTCCGAATGCTAATTCTTGAACATCATTAGGCAATGCCAACGGAGCCTGAACGGATTTCTCTGCTGCTTCAAGTGCAAGCAAGGAGAAACGTGCACGTGCGAGTTGAACCCACACCACGTCATCAAATTGTCCACGCATGTCATCATCAATGCTTGGGCGACGTGCAACACGTACCATCATCTCACCAATTGGATTAGGTGTACGTTTTAAAACAAGATTACTTTTTTGTGGAACAAACAAAAGGATTTGTTCAGCATCCTCATACTTAACCATTTCAACCATGGCATATAAATCAACATTGTCTCTACCGTTAGGTCCAACAAGTTGTGATTCGTATTCTGGAAATTCAACAATTAACTCTGCAAGAGTTTTATAATATCTACGAGTGTAAGAAACTAAACGATTGAAGCGGTCAAACTCTGGGTATGCACCAAGAGGATTATCTAAACGTATACGAGGCTGATTACTTTCAACATCTATTTCAACAACTATTGGTAAAAAACCATATGTGAGGTACCAATCAGCCCCAGTATACATTTGCGTTTGTAAGCGTGAAGAGTGAGCATAGTAGTTCACAATCATGCTTCGCTTCTCTGCCTGTGCTTTAGCACGGTCAGAAGTTACATTGAAGGTTGTGCAATTAAAACTTGGTAGAGGTGCAAGCACTTCTGCTAAATCTCTTGCCGCAACATCAATGAAGTTAGCAATCATTGGTTGGGTCATGCCTTCAGGGAAAAAGTCAGGGTACACGTTAGATATTTGTCCACGTCTTACAGACAAAACATTTGCCATACGTGTGTCACGGTCAGCGTTGCGACGTTTTAAAGCCTCAACCTTGTCAGCGATTTGTCGCACTTCAAGTGCCATTCAAACTCCTATTGGTATAAGTCAGCGTATGTTGCTGCTGCTAGTTCATCTAAGTTAACAACACCACGCTGGCGGATACCAGCCCTAGTTGCATATTTGTTGTAGTTATGAGATTGTGCAAACCCCATTTGCTGAATTAATTCTTTAACTCTAATCTCACAAAACCATAAAGCCATCACACAATCAGTAGCCTGTGTTTTCTTAACACCAGGTGCCCATGTAATAAGTTGATTAATTAAAGACTTAACATGCTCATTTCCTTCAGAAGAAGGAAGTTCAATTAAAGCATCATCCTGATACTTGCCATCACGTTCAGTGCCAAAAAGTGCAGCCATAGAAGCCACACCAAAATCAATATCCCATTTATTTTTACCAGTAAAGTGGGAACGGAACTGGATACCTCTAGAAGCAAGCCACTGGTTTAACTCTTCATCCAAAGCATACGCTTTCTGATGTGCGTTAATTTCAACACGTAACTCGTTAGGAGAATACTTGTTAACCCAATCTTCCATCAAAGCACGAATCTTTTGAGGATTAGGGTCTTCCATATTGTAAACATCAAGTATGTGACGCACTTGTGTTCTTCTATCAAAAGCCATCATCACAGCAGCAGTCTTACCAGACATTGCTGGGTCAATACCCATAATGGTATAAAAATCAGATTTAGGTGGATGCCCAACAGCACCAAACCTTAAAGGACCAGCCTTACGTGCACCATTAACAGAACCTTGAACAAGAACAGGACGGAAAATAGAATCTTCCTGAACATCTTGTTGCTGGTAAACCAAAGCCCATGTAGTCGGAGTTACTTCACCACGACGACGATACAGGGCAGGACCGTCCCACTTAGAATACAAACCATCAGCATCAGGTTCCTTTTTAGTACCTGACTTCTGGTCAGTCTTAGCCCACAAAGTAACCCAATCCTTTGGGTTCTCCGCGGTTTCTAAAACTGCTGGCATTGAAAAATAAGTGAAAGGTGACTTACCATTAGACCAATGTTTAGGGTTACGAATCTCCCTATACAAATCTGTGGCAGCAAACCTAGTACCCACAATTAACAAAATACCTTCGTCATCAAGACGAGTAACAACTTCCTTCTGAATCCATTCCAGTTGCTTCTCCCACTCATGGGCATTAGCACCAGTCACACAATCATCCAAAATAATCAAGTTAGCACGAGCACCATACACTTGACCACCAATACCCAAAGCCTGAATCGTAGGGTCCTTCTCAGTAGAAGTACGAGACAAGGTAATAGCGTTGGCTTTCCAAGAATCAGCATCCTCACGCCACCCACCAGGAGGAGCATAAGTAGCCTGCAACTTAGCCCACATAGGATGAGTTAAACGTTGCTTAATAGAATACACAAACTCCTGAGCCTTAGTCAGGGTTTTAGAAATAACAATAATCCTAGTATTGTCAGGGTCCATACAAACTTTAAAAGTAGAATAATTCACAGTAATAGTGGTAGACTTAGCATGCTCAGGAGGCACATTAATCAACAACCTAGTAGGGTCAGCAGGCTCATACACCATGCTCGGATGCAACCAAGAAGGGTCGCGTCCCTCCAACACATCAATCCAATTCTGTTGATGGGGGAATATAGAACTGTTTAAAAATTTTTTAGAAAACTCAGCAAACTCAATATCATACTTATCCCCATCAAGTTCCCTACTAGCACCCTGCTGCCTAGCATCCTCAAGATTACGAGCAAACACAGGGTCACGATTCAACCACTGCCTCAAAGTACCAGCCTGCCGATTAACCATCGACATAGCCTGATTAACCCCAATACCAGAACCCACATATTCCAGCACCAAACGCTTAGCATCAGCAGTCTCAATAGCCTTCACATTAGCAGACTTAGCCTGAAACTTAGCCATCAAGAAACCCCTTAAACATCCCCCAACGTAACAACCTAATACTGGGTATCTGTAACAGTTAAACAGTTACAATAAAACCCCCTAAAGGGGTTTTAAACAGTATACTGGAGGGGCATTAAAATATGCCCCTCACTATATACTAATCCGTCCAAAATACAAAAGCGGACAACTTTACACCAAATTGTTATAAAAACAGCCAAATCGTTACCAAACGGTTACAAACCAATAAGCAAATGTACCTGTAACAAAAAAATAATGTAGGTGATACATACTGTACTCTGACTTGTAGTTTAATAACCCTGGGTTCCTGTACCGT